TTGCGCAACACCTTGCCCTCGAATTCATCGGCCAACAGATCGAGGGTGCGGCGGGTCTCGCGGCTGACGCCGCCGTAGGTGAGTTCCTGGATCCGGTAGCCGATCCGAAGCTCCAGGAACGCCCGCGCGTTGTTGGGCGCTGGCGTGCCAAGCAAGGCTTCCCACTTTTCCTTGAGCTCATTGACCGATAGGCGCTGGAGCGCCGTCAGCTGGGACACTACGCTACCATCGGTTCCGATATCTTCTCCGGGCCGGGGCAGGGCGTTTGCTTTTGATGTGGTAACGTTTCGCATCATCGACCTTCAAATCTGTTACGAAGTTTGCGACGCCGAATACCGCTCTTCAGCGGTGAGAAGTCCACGATAGTCTCTCGTCCTGCATCAACTAAAGCAGTGGACTGTTGCGACAGCATGCGCCTCAAGCCCGAACAGAGGATGCGAACAAGCTCGTCGTGCCTTTGCTGCGCTGTCATGCGTTCTGGCGGAAGTTGGTCTTGTAGAATATCGGACATCTGGGATGAGACCGTTTGCTGAACATGAGACGAGTTGCGACCATAGTGATCGACAACGTGCTCGCAATGCTCATTGCATCGTTATCGCAGCAGAGCGGAGCATCGCGCGAGTCTGCGCAAGAATGTCGTGTGGATAAGTTGGTTCATCACCGCTGATCGAATAATCGTCTGTACACGAAGTATCCTCTTGAACTCTCGCGCGACATGACGCTAGCTGTGCCCGACGCGAGCTTCGCGTTACCTTGACCGGATTCCCGATGCAGAACAGCTTTCAGTTTCGACCTCCCGACCAGAAGCCGAGGCGTGCTGCCGAGTACGTGCGCATGTCGACGGAGCATCAGCAGTATTCGACCGAGAACCAGGCTGACCGGTTCCGCGAATACGCCGAGCGCAACAACATCGAGATCGTCACAACCTATGCCGATGAAGGCAAGAGCGGCTTGAACATCGGTGGGCGTAGCGGACTGCAGAAGCTGCTTGCCGATGTGAAGTCGGGCAATGTCGATTTCGAGCTCATCCTCGTCTACGACGTCAGCCGCTGGGGCCGCTTCCAGGATGCGGATGAATCGGCGCATTATGAGTACACCTGCAAGCAGGCTGGCTTGAAGGTCATCTATGTCGCCGAGCAGTTCGAGAATGATGGCTCGCCGGTGTCAACCATCGTCAAGGGCGTCAAGCGCGCCATGGCGGGCGAATACAGCCGGGAACTCTCTGCCAAGGTGTTTGCCGGCCAGTGCCGGCTGATCGGACTGGGCTTCCGGCAGGGCGGGCCTGCCGGGTTCGGCTTGCGGCGTGTGCTGCTTGACCAGTCTGGACTGGTGAAAACGGAACTCAAGCGCGGTGAACACAAGAGCCTGCAGACCGACCGCGTGGTGTTGAGGCCGGGGCCTGAGGAAGAAGTCCGGATCGTCCGTCTGATGTACACCTGGTTCGTCGAGCAGGGCGTGGTCGAAGGCGAGATTGCCTCCCGGCTCAATATCATGGGCGTCCTGACCGATTTGGAGCGGTCCTGGACGCGGGGTACGGTGCACGAGGTTCTCACCAACGAGAAGTACATCGGCAACAATGTCTTCAACCGCGTCTCCTTCAAGCTGAAGCGCGAGCGGGTGGTGAACCCGCCTGAGTTGCTGGTGCGCAAGGAGGAGGCCTTCCCGGCCATTGTCGAGCCTGAATTATTTTTCATGGCGCAGGGGATCATTCGGGCAAGGTCACACCGGTTCAGTGACGAGGACCTGCTGGCGAAGCTCAGGAACCTGTATCAGGGCAGAGGTTATCTCTCGGGCATTCTGATCAACGAGGCGGATGACATGCCTTCGGCCGGTGCCTACGCGCACCGCTTCGGCAGTCTGATCCGGGCTTATGAACTTGTGGGCTACCGGCCCGACCGGGATTTTGCCTATCTGGAGATCAACCGCCAGCTGAGGCGGCTGCATCCTGAGATCGTGCAACGCACCGAAGGCGGGATCATGGATATAGGTGGTGAGGTGCTACGCGATGCGGGCACCGATCTCCTGAGCGTGAACGGCGAATTCACGGCCTCCATCGTGCTGGCGCGCAGCCGCCGCACCGAAGCCGGAAGCCTCCGCTGGAAGATCAGGCTCGACACGAGTCTTTGCCCCGACATCACGGTCGCTGTCAGGCTCGATGCGGAGAATAGCGGCATCCTCGACTATTACCTCTTGCCATGGATCGATCTCGGGCCCCGGCGCCTCAACCTGGCCGAGGCCAATGGTATCTGGCTCGAGAGCTACCGGTTTGACAGCCTCGAGGCCTTGTACCGTCTGGCAGCACGAAGCCGCATCAGGAGAGCCGCATGAGCAAAGCCGCACCGATCCGGGACATTTCGATCGCCACGATCGAGGTTCTCAACCCACGTGACCGGAACCAGAAGGTGTTCCAGGAACTGGTCGAGTCGATCCGATTGCTGGGCCTCAAGAAACCTATCACTGTGGCGCCGCGGCCTAGCCCTGAGGGGGAACGCTATGTGCTGGTCTGCGGTCAGGGCCGGATGGAAGCGTTTCAGGCCCTGGGGCAGACCGTGATCCCGGCGCAGGTGATCGAGGCCACCGATGACGAGGCCTTCGTGATGAGCCTTGTCGAGAACATTGCCCGCCATACGCCTCGCACGATCGAACTTCTCGAGACAATCCGCAGCTTGAAGAAACGAGGCTATGCCGTGGGTGCCATCGCCCGCAAAACGGGGCTCGATCCCACATGGGTGGGCGGCATGCTGGATCTTTTCGAAAAGGGTGAGCAGCGGCTGGTCACGGCAGTCGAGGCCGGTCGTATCCCACTTAAAACCGCCATCGCCATCGCCAAGGCCGGGAACAATGACGGCGCAACTCAGGAGGTGATGCAGGCGGCCTATGAGTCGGGCGAGCTTCGGGGGAAGAAGATCCTGACGGTCAAACGCCTGATTGAAGAACGCCGCCGCGTCGGCAAGGGCTATGAGCACAAGGGTGCCGGCCGGAAGACGGGTCAGGCACTAACATCCTCGGCCCTGGTGCGGGCCTATAACCGGGAAGTCGATCGCCAGAAATTGCTGATCCGGAAAGCCGATATGGTGCAGCAGCGACTGGCCTTCATCTCGGGCGCCATGGGCCGCCTGCTGGCAGACGAGGACTTTGTGAACTTGCTGCGGGCCGAAGGGCTGACATCCATGCCTGCGATCCTCGAGGCAGGCAAAAGTGGGGGAGAACTGCGATGACGGCCAGGGTGCAGATCGGATTCGAGGGACAAACGATCCCGGTGGCCATCGACAGGCTTCTCCCCACCCGCTCCGTCCACCCCGACTTCAGAAAGACCCGCAAGTATGCCCAGATCCGGTCCTCGATCGCAGAGATCGGCTTGATCGAACCACTGATGGTGACCTCCGCCGATCCGGCTTCAGGCCTTCATATGCTGCTAGACGGACACTTGCGCCTTCTGGCGTTGCGGGAACTGGGGCTGACAACCGCCCCCTGCCTGCTGTCCCGCGACGATGAGGGCTACACCTACAACAAGCGGGTCAATCGTCTGGCCACCGTGCAAGAGCATTACATGATCCTGCGCGCGCTTGAGCGCGGGGTGCCAGAAGAACGGCTTGCCAAGGCGCTCGACATCAATGTGCTTTCCCTGCGGCGCAAACGCGATCTACTAGACGGGATCTGCGCAGAGGTCGAAGACATGCTCAAGGACCGCAACTTCAGCGTGGATGTCACGCGCCACCTGAAGAGGATGAAGCCGCAGCGTCAGATCGAATGTGCGGATCTCATGTGTTCGATGAACAACTTCTCCGTCAATTACGCTGCAGCATTGCTGGCCGCAACGTCCCCCGACCACCTGGTTGAGGCGGAACGACCCAAACGCTTCAAGGGGATCTCGGCCAGCGAGTTCTCGCGCATGGAACAGGAAATGTCGCTGGTGCAAAGCCGGTTCAAGTTGATCGAACAATCCTACGGAAACGACGTCCTCAACGTGGTGCTGGCGCGTGGCTACCTCAACAAGCTCCTGACAAACCGGGCGGTGGCAAGCTACCTGCAGCGCCGCCAGCCCGATCTTATGGAGGAATTCCGGGCCATCGTGAAGGTCACGTCCCTGGAAGACGAGGCGGATGTCCAAAACGTCGCTTGATCGCTTTGGCACCGGACTATTTGTGTCAACCGCAAGCTTAGAGCGTCATTCGTACCATGTCGCAACGGTCTTCTGCTTCATCGCCCAAGAGAGCCATGAATCGAAGGTCGCGCGGAAAGCAACTTTTGCCTCAGCGAGCTCTTCGCAATCACCACTGCTGTTGAGGCCTGCGCCCGCACAGCTGGGCCCGGTCACTGTCCATAGCCAGACATATTGATTGCCGCCGCGCATCTTCCTGAAGATGCGTCCAGCAGTGTGACCGCCGATCGTGGCGCGGTAATCGTCATCGGCGATTCTGCGGAGTGTCATCGGCTGGCCGACAAAAATGTGCGGGTCGAGACGATAGTGCATCGAAGCTCTTGCTAATTCACGGTGTCTTGATTGTTGTTGCAGAACGAACGGTCAGCCATTCCCAGAGCTTCGTCCAGCGCCTGCGGCCTGAAACGTTCTTTACCGCAATGGCGACTGCCTTCGCCTGACCGACGAGGACGACGAGTTTCTTGCCGCGCGTGATGCCGGTGTAGATCAGGTTTCTCTGCAACATTGCATAATGCTGCGTCATCACCGGGATAACGACCGCGGGGTATTCCGAGCCTTGCGATTTGTGGATGGTCGCGGCATAGGCGGGAACGAGCGTGTCGAGTTCGCCGAAGCCGTAGGAGACGGCGCGACCATCGAAACTGGCGATCAGTTCGCCGGTGTCGGCATCGACATCATCGATGTAGCCGACGTCGCCGTTGTAGACTTCCTTCTCATAGTCGTTCTCGATCTGCATCACCTTGTCGCCCGGCGCAAAAGTCCAGCCGAAACGCTCGACTTTCTTTTCACCGGCAGGATTGAGTGCCGCCTGGAGTTCGATGTTCAAGGACCGTGCCCCAACACCTCCTCGGTTCATGGGGCAGAGCACCTGGATGTCTTTCACCGGGTCGAAGCCGAAGCGTTTGGGGATGCGGTTTTTCACCAGATCGACGATCAACGGCACGGCTGCTTCCGGGTCGACGGCATTGACGAAATAGAAATCGCTGTCGCCTTCGGGTTTCGACAAGTCAGGTATCTGGCCCTTGTTGATCTTGTGTGCCGCCGTGATGATCTTGCTTGATGCAGCCTGGCGGAACACCTCTGTCAAGCGCACGACCGGGACCGCCTCCGACTGGATGATGTCTGCCAGTACCTGTCCTGGTCCTACCGAGGGCAATTGGTCGATGTCACCGACGATGAGCAGGGCGGCATCATCGGGTAGTGCCTTCATGAGAGCCGTCATCAGCATGACGTCCACCATGGAAGTCTCGTCGATGACGAGGAGCTCGCATTCTAGCGGATTTTCGGCGTTGCGCTTGAAGCCACCGCCCTTTGGATCAACCTCGAGCAGGCGGTGAATGGTTTTGGCTTCAAAGCCGGTGGCTTCCGTCATCCGCTTAGCGGCCCGGCCGGTGGGAGCGCAGAGGAGGAGGTTCACGCCCTTTGCCGCGAGGATGCGCAGGATGGAATTGACGATCGTGGTCTTGCCCACACCCGGGCCGCCGGTGATGACGAGCACCTTGGCCATCAGGGCCAGACGGATGGCCTCCTTCTGGGTGGGAGCGAGGCTCAAACCCGTCTTCTGCTCGATCCACGGCAGAGCCTTCTCGGGATCAATATAAGGCCATGGCAGCTTGCCATTTGCCAAGGTGCGCAGCCGTTCAGCAATTGCCTGCTCGGCGCGGTAGAGACCAGCAAGAAACACGCAAGGCGTTTCGCCGACGCTGTCCTCAATCACGGTTCCTTCCGCGAGTTCAAGTTCAAGGGCAGTCTGGATCAGTTCCTTGGGTACATCCAGCAATGCTACAGCCAGAGGACCCAATTCCTCGACCGGCAAACCACAGTGGCCTTCATCCATGGCCTCCGTCAGCGCATAGGAGATGCCGGCGCGCACCCGGATCATGGCCGTCTTGTCGATCCCCAGCTTCATGGCAATGGCATCCGCTGTCTTGAACCCGATGCCGCGGATATCGCGCGCCAGGCGATAAGGGTTCTCCGTCATCACCTGGATGGCGTCAGCCCCATAGGTCTTGTAGATGCGAACGGCTCTGGCGGTACCCACGCCATTGCTATGCAGGAAGACCATGATCTCGCGGACGATCTTCTGCTCGGCCCAGGCGGCCGTGATGCGCTGGGCCCGAACCGGGCCAATGCCATCGACCTCGCGCAACCGTTCCGGGTTGGCTTCGATGATTTCGAACACCTTGTCGCCGAAGATTCGTACCATCTTCTTCGCATAGACGGGCCCAATGCCGCGGATCATGCCAGAGGAAAGATACTTCTCGATACCCTCGCTGGTGGTGGGCGCCGTGGTCTTCAGGAATCTTGCCCTGAACTGCTGGCCATGGGTGCGGTCGTTGAACCATTCGCCCGTTGCGGTGATCCATTCGCCCGCAGAAATCACCGCGGCGTGGCCCACCACCGTGACGAGGTCGCGGACGCCACGTGCTTTCACCCGCAGCACGCAGAAGCCGTTCTCTTCATTGTGGAACGTCACACGCTCAACAATGCCGGCCAGCACCTCCTGCTGGGCCTGCTCGGGTCTTGCTGCTGCTGCGGCTGCTCTCATCTGTTGGAGGCCCGCCAATCCCATGGCATCTCGAAACTTCCTGCCCACATGCCGCGGCGGTTCACCCGCGCAGCGTCTTCCTGTGACACATAATCAAGCCCATACTTACGGAAAGCAACAGCCCATCCTTGCGCGACCATCCAGGCATTGAGGTTCGTCTCACCCTTGAAACATATGGCAATCACTCGCCGGTAGCGATCATGGCCGCGAGGCTCACAGCGGATTGTGGAACGGCTCATGAAATCGGAGAGCGCAAGAGCCGACTTCTGTCCGCAGCGCCATGGTGTGCCATCGGACTGGCGACAGAGCTGGCGGCTTTCGGGGGCATCAATGGCATCGAGGCGAATGCGCTCGCCATGGATCTCGATGGTATCGCCATCGATGACGCTTGCGACGCCAATGATCGACTCTGCAGCCATCGCGCTGTAGCTGAAAATCCCAGCCGCGACGAAGATTGCTACAGCCAGCTGACGAACCATTACATATCCCTTGCGAACCAGCGGATGCGGCCGATGATGTTGATCTCGTCAGCAAGGCCGTCATAAGGCGAGTAGTGTGTATTGTCCGAGATGATGCGCACCCGCGGCGGGTCAGAGTTCGGAATGTACTCGAGCCTCTTCGCCACCAGCCCCATGCCGTCGTGCAGCAGGAAGATACCGGGCGGAGTGGGCGAACGCCGCGACGTATCCACCAAGACGATGTCGCGGTCCTGCAGGGTCGGCATCATGCTGTCGCCGACAACATGCATGATGCGGAGATTCTCCGGCTCGGACTTCAGGTCGTATTTGATCCAGGACTTCTGGAAGTGGTAGGGGCGGCCATAGTCAGGCTCGGTATCGACCGTCTGGCCGCCGCCCATCGAGGCCCGGACATTCACATAGGGCACGGCAACAAAAGTGTGGTCGGGATTCTCGATGATGGGCGACTCGCCCTGAATGTCGCCCTTGCCGTGAAGGAGCCAGTTCCGTTCCACCTTTAGCACTTCGGCAACGCGCTGCAGCTTTTCCAGATCGGGTTTCGCGGAGCGTCCTCGCATGATGTCGTAGACAAAGGTCCGGTTCACGCCGGCGAGTTCGCCGACTTTCACGGTGTTGAGACCAAGCTGCTGGCACCTGGCACGGAGCCTGTTGCCCATCGAAGTGTTCATCGGAGCCTCTTCAGGACAGTGGATAACGCGGGATATGAATGGATGTTGTTGTCCTCGTCAATCAAATAGAACATATTGTGAACAATTCTCTCGCAGGATCGTGCTCATGCTCATCGACAAGGACTATTTAACGTTGGAAGAGGTCCTCGAGCTCTGGCAAATGCCGCGCCGTGATGCCGTCTATCTCGCCGAGAACGGCAAGCTCCGCCTGTCGGTGCGGGTCTTCCACCTCAGGTGCGAAGTGGGCAGCTTCGAGGAGGATCCGGATTGCGGAAGGTTCCGGATTCCCAATCAGTACAAATCAATCTGCGGTGTTCTCGATCTCGAGGAGCGCGATGTCCATGCCTTGTTCCGAGACGGCTCTGCGGCGGTATCCAGCTTTCATGCGGCTGCGGACGAGTACCTGGAAATCCACGAGGATTCCGAGCCATTGCTCGTGAAGGAAACCGATCTTCTGGTCCGGCACGCAGAACGCCGGCGGATTGAGGCACTGTTGTTTCCACGGCACTCGGAAGCCGCACCAGTTGCTGACAGCTTCAGCCATTCCCCGGATTACCGGGATATTTCGATCAACGGGCTGAGTTTTACCCTGGGGCCCATCCAGGCGCAGGTCGTCAAGATATTGCACAAACATCCCCGCGAGAAGAGTGGTTGGTGCTTCGGCAAGATCGTGCTCGAGAAAGCGGGCTCGAACTCGGTTCGCATGGCCGATGTGTTCAAGTCCCAACCACACTGGCGCAAGCTGATCGAATCCGACCGGCGCGGCAATTACCGGCTGTGCCGCTGAGGCCAGCGACTGCGTTCTGGCGCCCTTTCTGAAAGATTCTTGAAAAATCTTCTACGCAGCGGTGATGGATCATCCCCCACCGGCTTTTTCTGCATGATTACAGCAGTTTGTGCCGACTATTCAGGAATTGCTCCCCTCCCTGATCCCCTCCCGATCCCCCGCCCAAATGGGGTTTGATCCATCACTATCCCCTTCCGACACAGTTTTCATCCCCACGACAATCCCCCGGCGGCTCTGCCATCCTCTGCACATCGATGACAACAACCCCGGAGGATCTGATGGAAACACGACTGCTCCTGCAATCCGAACTGGCCGCGCGCTGGCGGATCTCGCCACGCACGCTGGAGCGGTGGCGCTTTACCGGCGAGGGGCCGCGCTTCTGCAAGATCGGCGGGCGCGTCACCTATCGCGAGGAAGATGTGAACGCCTTCGAGGCTGAACAAATGCGCCAGGTCACCTCGGGAATCCCGCGGAGATAGCCAGCCACCCTGTGGCGGGGACCTCCTGGGAAAACTCAGCGTCCCGATCGCTACTGTAGAGGTATGGGGCACGTTTCCGAACGGAACATGCCCCCTGCAGATCAGGCCCCGATGACCTCCTGGGAAAACTCAGGGTCTCGATCGCTACTATCAAGGTAGGAGCACGCGGGTTCGACGCCCGCCTGTTCTCAACACAACCAGCAACCATCCAACGTCCGCAAAACTGCTTGCGGCTGAACGAGGAAGTCATGCCCAATCTCAACTTGACCGAGAGCCGCTACCCGCTGCTCGACTGCCACAAGATCCCCCGTGATGAAAATGCCTTCGTCGACTGGCTCGTCGACGCGAAGCCCGGTGAGACGCTTGCCTATTATCGCGGGCATCTCGCCGTCGACCGGGATTCCAAGCAATCCAGACTCGGTGATTCCAAGCGCCGGAAGCTTTCGCATCTCGCAGGCCGCGTGATGGAGAGCTGCGAGAAAAAGCACGTTCTCATTGTCCAGCGGCGCATGGGGCAGAACGACTCGATCTACCTCGCCATTCGCACCGACGAGCCTCTGCTGCCAGCGCGGGCCCGCCCATCATCGACGCCTGAAGTGCGGAGCATGCACCATGCTTGAGAAACTCAATCCCGCACATGAATTTGCCGGTATCGGTGCCATGAGCATCAGTGAGCTCGCTCTCTTACCGGCAGAGATGCTCGCGAGCCTGAGAGCACAGATCGAGCAGATCTACGAAGACGCCCAGCGGCTCGACAACACGCTCGATGCGGCGCTTGATCACCGCTACGGCCAGCGCGCCAGGCAGGCACGCGCTGCTGAGGCAAAAGACACCGGCACCGTCCGCTTCAACGACAACGGCTTCACCGTCGTGGCCGAATTGCCGAAGCGCGTCAAATGGGACCAGCGGCGCCTCAAGGAACTCGTTGACCTGATCAGCTCCAGCTGGGGTGAGGATCCTGCCGACTATGTAAAAATCAAGTTCGAGGTCTCTGAGCGCGCCTATGAAGCCTGGCCGGCACGGCTGAAGGAGTTGTTCACGCCGGCGCGCACCGTCGAGACGGGCAAGCCCAGCTACGAACTGCTGCCCTCTGACGGGAGGTGCACATGAGCCTCCCCGCGATCGTCAACGAGGCCGATGCCAGCATCCCGCAGATCATTGACCACGCGACCGCCGCGCTCACCAATGCGCGGAGCGCGGCGGAAGTGCTCGAAGCGCGCGATCTCGCCTCTTTCGCCTATGACGCCGCAAAGCGCGCCGCCCGGCTGGCGAAGGCCAAGAATGCCCACGACGAGCTGATCGCCGCCGCGCACCGTGCCCAGGCCGACGCCCTCACCATCGAGGCGCTGGCCAAGCGCCGTCTGGCCGACGAGTACGACGCGGCGCAGGAGCGCGGGGAGCTTCAGGCACTCGGGCGTCCGAAAAATCTTCCAGACCAGAAGAATTATTCGCCGGCCAGCGCCGCCGACATCGGTCTCTCCCACAAGGAGGTTCATGAGGCACGCGCGATCCGCGACGCCGAGGCGGCGGAACCCGGCATCGTCCGCCGCACCCTCGAAGAGAAGCTGGCCCGCGGCGAGGAGCCGACGCGGGCAGCGCTGCGCAAGATGGTCGTCGACGCGGCCATCCGGGGACTGCGTCCTCAGCGCAAGCCCAGCCGCCGGAACCCGCTCCATGTCCCGCCAACGCCGGAACAGGCGGCCTGGCAGCATGTCACCGGCACGTTCCGCGCCTTCGCCGAATGGGCCACGGACGACAACCTCGCGCTGGCTCACGAAGGCATGCGCGAAGCCAGGGCAGGCCCGTTTCACCACCTCGACGTCAAAGCCATCGCCCAGGGGGCGGAATGTTTCACCAAAATCAAGGAGTGGTTCGATGCTTGACAGTCAGTCAGCGGCATTTGCCGAGCGCGTCTGGGACGTCGCGTCCCAGCTTGGCAACAATGCCCCGAAGATCGCCGATGACATCATGGAGGCTGCTTTCCCGTTGACCTGTTCGCAGGCCCGCGCGGAAGGAGCGATGCGGATGCTGCGCACCGGGATTATTTCCGAGGTGAAGCGGATCCTGCGCAACCGGCGTGACCTGGAGCACCAGACGGATTTTGCCGACCGGTGCGACGCCTTTGCGCCACTCGTCAGCGATCTGCGCTCGAAATCCTATTTCGTCGAATGTGCTGAAGAATATGTCGCGGTCCCGGATCTCATAGCGGAGCCCGATCTTCTCGACGACGCGCGCCGTTTCATGCGGCGCAAGGGGCTGGAATGCCTTGCCGAGGCCAATCGCCTGGATGCGCTCTACACGGCAGTGACCGGCAATGGGGCTGATGGCGATCCGCTGCCGCCCATCGTGTTTGTGACGCTCGACTCCGATGATGCCACGCCGGAACCGGAGGTGCGCTCATGATGCGGGGCCTCCCCATCATCAGTGCCGAGCAGCGCCTTGCCGAGCATCGCGGCGTCAAGGCCGCCATCTTCGGCAAGCCGGGCTCGGGCAAGACCTGGCTGCTCAGGACACTGATGAACAGCACCACACTGTTCCTGGACCTCGAGGCGGGCGACCTCGCGATCGGTGACCTTGCAGTGGATACCATCCGGCCGCGCACATGGCAGGAATGCCGGGATTTCGCCGCCTTCATCGGCGGGCCGAACCCGGCGTTGCGTGACGAGCAGCCCTACAGCCAGGCACATTACAACGCGGTCTGCCAGAAGTTCGGCGACCCTTCAGCACTCGAGCGCTACGACACGGTGTTCATCGACTCGATCACTGTTGCCGGACGCCTGTGCTTCCAGTGGTGCAGCGGCCAGCCGGAGGCCTTCTCCGAGAAGACGGGCAAGCCCGACATCAGGGGTGCTTACGGCCTGCACGGCCGCGAGATGATCGCCTGGCTCGTCCACCTTCAGCACACCCGCGCGAAGAACATCGTGTTCGTCGGCGTACTCGACGAGAAGCTCGATGATTTCAACCGCAAGATCTACGCGCCGCAAATCGAGGGCACGAAGACCGGACTCGAACTGCCCGGGATCGTCGATGAGGTTCTGACCCTCACCGAGATCAAGGACGAGGAAGGCAAGTCCTACCGCGCCTTCGTCTGCCACACGTTCAATCCATACGGCCTTCCGGCCAAGGACCGTTCGGGGCGTCTCGACATGATCGAGGAGCCTCATCTGGGCCGCCTGTTCGCCAAGATCAGCCGACCGCCAAGACCGGCAACCGAGAGGATGGAGTTTGGTCGCCCCGCCTCTCCGGTTGCCGCCCCCCTCAACCATCACACAACGATCGAGGAGTGATCCACCATGAACAATGCATGGAATGATTTCAACGACGCCCAGCAGAACGCCAATCTGATCCCGAAGGGGACCGTTGCCCGGGTGCGCCTTACCATCCGACCCGGCGGGTTCAATGACCCGGCACAAGGCTGGACCGGCGGCTATGCCAAGCGCGGCACCACGGGGTCCGTCTATCTCGACGCCGAATATACGGTGCTGGAGGGCCAGTACGCCAGGCGCAAGGTCTGGTCGATGATCGGGCTCTACAGCGCCAAGGGGCCCGAGTGGGGCAACATGGGCCGGAGCCTCGTGCGCGGCATTCTAAACTCGGCAAGGGGTCTGTCCGACAAGGACAATTCTCCTGAGGCTCAGAATGCGCGTCGTATTTCCGGCTTCGCAGATCTTGATGGCATCGAGTTTGTAGCAAGGATCGACGTCGGCAAGGACAGTAATGGTGAGGACAAGAACGATATCCGTCAGGTCGTGACGCGCGACCATAAGGAATATGCCGCGGTGATGGGGGCCATGATGGCACCCACGGGTTACCAGCAGGCCCCGGCCCACGCACCCGCCGCGCCGCAGCAGCCGCTGCCGCAGCAGGGGTACCCCGCACCGCAGCCTCAGCCGCCGGTCTATCACCAGCAGCAGCCCGCACCGGTGCCGGTTCAGGCGAGCGGCGTGCGTCCCACCTGGGCGAAGTGAGGGCAACACCCATGATTCTTCGTCCCCGCCAGAAACTCTTCGTCGAGCGCAGCCTTGCTGCGCTCGGCACTCGCAACAATACATTGGGAATTGCGCCAACAGCGGCTGGAAAGACCTTGATGTTATCTGCTGTTGCGGGCGATTTCCTCAAGGAGCCCGACGCCAAGACCTGCATCCTTGCTCACCGTGATGAACTGACGGAGCAGAACCGTTCCAAGTTCTCGCGCGTCAATCCTGCGATTTCTACATCCGTCGTGGATTCGAATGAAAAATCATGGGCGGCCCAAGCGATTTTCGCCATGGTGCCGACCCTGTCGCGTGAGGCCAATCTCGATGCCATGCCGGCACTCGATCTGCTGGTGATCGACGAAGCGCATCATGCCATTGCTGAGAGTTACCGCCGCATCATTGATCGCTCGTTGCAGCGCAATCCGTCAGCCAGGATTTTCGGCGTCACTGCCACACCCAATCGCGGTGATAAAAAGGGCCTGCGCGAGGTCTTCGACAATGTCGCCGATCAGATCCGTATCTCGGAGCTGATCGCTTCCGGTCATCTCGTCATGCCGCGCACCTTCGTCATCGACGTCGGCGTGCAGGATGCACTGAAGAAGGTGCGCCGCGTCGCTTCCGACTTCGACATGGGCGCTGTCGATGCCATCATGAACAAGTCGCCAGTCACGGATGCTGTGATTGCGAACTGGAAGGAGAAGGCCGGAAACCGCCAGACGGTGGTCTTCTGTTCCACCGTCGATCATGCCCGTAACGTTGCCGCAGCTTTCAATGCGGAGAGTGTTTCAGCAGCGCTCGTCCACGGCGATATGAGCGATGCGGATCGCAAGGCAGCCCTTGCCGCCTATGATCGGGGCGAGATCCAGGTCATCACCAATGTGGCGGTGCTGACCGAGGGCTGGGACCACCCGCCGACCTCGTGCGTCGTGCTTCTGCGGCCCTCGTCCTACAAATCCACCATGATCCAGATGGTGGGCCGGGGCCTGCGCACGGTGAATCCGGAAGAGTATCCCGGCATCGTCAAGTCGGACTGCGTCATCCTCGACTTTGGCACATCCAGCCTGATGCATGGATCGCTCGAGCAGGACGTCGATCTCGATGGCCGCGAAGTGACGGGCGACGCCCCCACCAAGACCTGTCCGTCGTGTGAGGCGGTGGTCCCCGCCGCTGTCATGGAATGTCCACTCTGCGGCCATGTCTGGGAGAGCGAGCGCGAATCCCGCAGTCCAGAAGCCCTAGGCCAGTTCATCATGACGGAGATCGATCTGCTCGCCCGCTCGAGCTTCGAATGGGTCGATCTCCATGGCGATGGCGCCGCCCTCGTTGCCAACGGCTTCGCGGCCTGGGCGGGCGTCTTCTTTCTGAACGGCCGCTGGTATGGCATCGGCGGCACCCAGGGCAAACGGGCACGGCTGCTGGGCGTTGGCGAAGAGATGGTCTGCCTTGCCGCGGCCGATGACTGGCTCAACACCAACGAGTCGGACGAGACCGCACACAAGACGAGGAACTGGCTGCGCCAGCCCGCAACCGAGCGACAGCTCGCCTGGCTGCCACCCGAATGCCGCATGGACTTCAGCCTGACGCGTTACCGTGCGTCTGCCCTTCTGACATTCCGTTTCAACCGGGAGCGCATTCGCAACCTGGTCTTCGGTGCCGAGAAGGCCACATTTGCGGCGGCTGCGTGATGGAGGTGTTTCATGTCATTGCCATCGACCACATCAGCACGCGAGCGATTCACCTGCTGGCAGCCGCGCTTCGAGTTGTGCGCGGTGTGCAAACGTCCGGCCCGTGGCTTCGGCTGGCAGGAACCACAGCGCGTGAAACTTCCACGCCCATCGGCATGGTTCTGTTCTCTTGCCTGTCAGACCTTCTTCTGGGAGCGCACCCGGAGGTTCTTCGCCATGGTTGATCTCACGGAAGAGGAACAATCCGCCATGCGCCACGCCATGAAGATGGTGGCGGAGATCATGGAGGAGATCGGCTGGAACACCCGGCTCATCGATCTCACAGAGCCAAAGGTTCTCACAATCATCGAGGCCGCCGTGGGCGGGTTCCAGGACGCAATGCGCGAGATCGCATCCGCCAACAAGACGCAGGTTCCGGAGGTGCCGTTCTGATGCTGGACTATAATCACACAAGCAGTTTCGCCGAAGTTCTGAAC